CCATCCAGCAGCTCTACCGGCATAATAGCCATTATCGTAAATTTCTGACTTTCGGTGTTCATCCCAGAAATATAAAGCTGCTCCAATTAAACAGCCTATAATAAATCCGTATCCTACTATTTCCATGTTCGCTCCCTAATATCAAGCGGTTGCCTGATACAGAAAGTATGACTTAAAGCAAGGACAGTTGGTTAACTACTTACGGCGTGTTTTATAACGATTAGATAACGCCGAGATCCTCAAGATCATCGATATGGTCATCAATCGTCCTATCCCGATAATCGGTTTCAAGACCCATACGACTTTCCAAGAGCTGTAAATGATCCGTCTTTATTTATAGGAATAAGCGTTGGGGTCATATTCTTGCCATTCCAGTCTAAAATAACTATACCCATTTGCCAGTTGGCGATGCCTTTTGTGTAACTAGCTTTGGCTTTATTCATTAAGTTCCCGGATTCTATACCGTAAATCGTCCTGTATTGCCCTCCTAAGCCCTCAGAAAACGAAGATAGACCCAACTTGTGAGTATGCCCAATTAAAACGCTCTTACCCACCTTTTTGGCGAGATTTAGGGCAGTTAAGCCAGCGTTAGGATTAGAGTTTCCTTCATCCCCATGCCCAAGCAACCAGCCTTTTTCAAACTCAAAAAATGATTTGTGGAAAGTAATGCCTAAACTATCGAAATCCATAAACTTGGCATATTGCAACTCAGGCAAACTAATCAAGCCCGGAACTTTTAAGAGTGTGTTGTATAAGCGATCTGTGTGATTTGATCTAACAATATGGGCTTCCTTAGCATTTTCAGTTAATGCCCAAAGAATGTCTTGAGTAGATTTACGATCTGCGTCAAGGGTCTGTTGATAAGCCAAAGGTGTTTTCTCAGCCCATCGAGAAATGGTTTGAAAGTCGATCTCATCGCCAACACATAAAACGCTGTCAAACTTTTCACGCCTTGCCAGTTTAATGACATTCTTTACAGCTGCTTCATGGTGGTATGGAATTTGCAAATCACTTATTACTAAGTATCGCTTAATCGTCATCCTCATCTGGAGTTGGGATAGTTGGGATTATTCCTTTATCGCCTACAATCCAGTCCGGCATTGATTCAGGATTATCCATTAAGTAAAGCGCACAGGATTCATTAAATCCAGCCTTACGTGCAGCTCTAAACATTTCATGCTTTGCAATATAGAATTGATCTAGTTTTGATAACGGTTCAGGAGTTTGGCGAACTACTCTCCGATTAACCTTTTTGCGTGGTGTGCGTTTTCGTGTGTTCGCCATAGCAAAATTATCGCTTACTGATTAACACAAACAGATCATCAACACGCTGTTGCAGATGCAAACTTTGAGTTTCTAATCTCGAAATTTGATCTTTGATCGATGTTCCTGAATTGGGCTTAAGTTCAGATAAGTATGATTTAATAAGAAAGCGCAGACCCACTAATAAACTGGTTGATACGGCGCATACACCAACGACGATAGCGACCCAAGATTCGACTGTCATGAAGCATTAATTCCATAATCCGCTTCGCTCCCTGACTTTGGATCTAACGCTTTGGCAATAGGCGCAACAATCGCACCAAGCATAGTTGCATAGGCTGGATGAATGTCAGCCACTATTGCTAGAGCAACTGTAATTCCACTAGCTGCCACAGCTCTCAAATATGACTTAATTGCTGCTTTGTGTTTTTTAGATAGTTTCATTTAGTTACCTTTCAGTAGTGGGATGTCGAACTTCTTGCCATTTTGATTTGGCTTGAAAGAAATATGGATGTGCTTATGGTGTGGGTTTATACCTGTATATTTTCTGAATTTCCATAATGATCTAGCACTAGCAATTTTGCCAGCGTGGATCACATAATAAATACGCTTATCCTTTTTTGCTGCGAGTCGAACCTGATCTGCCAAATCGAAACTAAGCCCTTCTTGGTCAGATAGGCGAGCGTCAATGTCGATGGCACATACTTCACCCTGTTCATTCGGGTTGTGCTGACTGACTCTGGCTGAATGGCGAGCATCACCAATCCATCCATCAGCTGTGCGCTTGCGATCAGGGAAGCAGTCATTTACCTGTTCCCTAAAAGTTTCAGCAGCTTTAGATAACCAAGGCTTCATTAGCCAAGTAGCAATTTTGCTTCATCAGCACTTAAACCTAAGCGATCAAGGATTGCTGTTTTTTCTTTTTCTTTTGCCTTAATTTCGGCTTGCTCTGCTTTAACTAATTTTTCCATTTTTGCTCTGTCTGCAATTTCGTCAGCAGTTGCATCACGCTCAACAATTGTAGTTTCGCCAGTTTGCACATTGTATTCTTTTTCTGTTATTTTCATAAAATCTCCTTATGCGCTTGTATAAACATAAATTGTGCCACCATCAAAATTGCCAACATTTGAATGGATTGCAACGCTAGTAATTGCACTTGCTGAATTATATAGTCCTTGATAAATATAGCCTCTGGCTGTGCTGCCACCTGATGCAGTTCCCATACCAACTCCACTAAAAATTTTCACACCAGAAGAATTAGCACCTGTAATAAGTAAACCACCAGCAGTAGAGGAATTACCATTATCCGAAAGCCTTGCTATCCATATAGAGTTTTCTACAAAAGCACCCGATGTAACAGAGTTTTGATCAAAAGTGCTATTCGCGGTAATGTTTTGAGCATAAAAAGTATAACCAGTTGTTGCGCCATTTAATCTAAATCCAATAAAACTGCTTGCGCTTGCACTAGCAAGTTCTACGAAGATTTGAATTTTGTTAGCACCGCTTATGCCAGAGACAGTAATAATATCTGCACCAGTTAAAGCAGTTCCCCCTGAGTTTAATAAAGTAAAATTATCGCCACCACCGGGAGTAGCCCAACTTGGCACACCAGCAGCCACAGTTAAAACTTGACCAGTTGTTCCAATTCCTAATCTAGTGTTTGTGTTTGCTGTTGATGAACGATATTCAATATCGCCAAGAGTTGTTGATGGGTTTAAGTTTTTAGTAGTTGTGTCAACAGATGAACCAAGCGTGCGAATCGCTGCTGCGCCATCTTTTACCAGCGCGGTATCGTCTGGGGTAGTCCATCCGTAATTGGTAGTAGTTGCCATTTTATCCTTTTCCTATGCGACTATTGTAGCGTACTCCCAAGTCAAACTTGGGTCGATTGTGTTCCAAGCCTCTGTGGCTGGAGTTGTATTCCAACGCATCGCCACTTGGCTAAATGCGACTGGGGAAACATTAATGGTGAGAAACAGTTCATTAAACCGAGTGCTCCATGACCAGCCCTCAACATAACCTTGAAATGCCCCACCTGAGATTTGAGCAGGCAGGTTTTGAATATCTACTGGCATTCCCATGAATACAGCTAGTAGATCATCTCTATCTGCGTTACCTATTTCTTGGCTAGTGATTGGGAATGTAATCGATTGAAATGCTGGAACTGGATAAGCTCTTTGAGCTATGTATCTATCGGCAATATCTTGAGCATCGGTCGCGCCATGAACTCGAGAGTTAATCGTTTCGGCTTTGTAGCCATATAGGGCAATTGAAGCTGCATCGGTAGAAGTAACCTGTGAATTGTAATTGTTGCCATAATTAATATAAATATCATTACGAACATCTGCTGATCTCATAATTGTAGATAAGCCAGCACCTAAAGCATGGCGAGCATCTAACTCAACATAACCATTAACTAAAAGATAATTCTGTCTATGGTCAGCATCTGCATAACCGATATTCCCTTGATTGTCCTCATAAATATATCCAAATGCTGAAGTGGCAATATCCGAAACCACATTATAAATGGTGTTAGTTACATTTGATTGTGAACTCATTGTATAAAGACCAGGTTGATCTATTTCGCCAAGACCTAGATTGACTGCATTAGCCCAAGTTTCGGTTGCATTGTAGGTTGCCCAAGTTGTAGCTGATGGCACATCATTCCAAGTTCCAAGCAATACGCTAGATAGAATCTCATAGATTTGGTTGCCATCCTCATCTTGAGAAATGTTGTCATCCCAAATTTCTTTGGCTAACTTAACTAATGAACCCATAACAATAAGTGTGTATTGAACAACTGTTGCAGCTGATCCGGTAGATCCAACCTCAACAGTCACATCTGTTATATCGCCACCAAATAAACTTACATAAGATCCAGTTGAATTTTTTACCTGTAAGTCAAATGAATCATTAATGTCAAAAGGTAAAGTTTGACCATTTAAAGCAATTAAGGTTATTGAGCAATAAGATGGTGATGGTTGTTGGTAAATATCTGTGCGACCTGCTTCATGCTGAATGTCGCTTATTGCTATGTCAGTATAATCAACACCACCGACAGTTAGTTTCCAGTCAGGTGTAAAAGCACTCATTGAAGTCTAATACCGTTACCAGTAAGTAATGGCACGCTTCGAGCAGCTGATTGATTAACTACCTTTGCAACAGCTCTTGCAGCACCTTCGCCATCGATTGCATTAACTGTAATGTTTGTTATCTGACCCATACCGCCACCGCCAAAGTTTCCGGTTGAAGTAGGTACTTTAGGTAATGATGATCTACTAGCTGATGGTGCTGGATTAGGTAATGAACCCACATTAACACCCGGAATTATATTTACAACTCTGATTAACTCATTGGCTAGAGATACGACTAAGCCAATTGCCTCACGCAAGAATGTAATAAATCCTGAAATGATTCCAGCCACAACACTAATTGCTCTGCCAAAAGATTCTGCATTTCTTTGAGTTTCGGTAAACCCTTGATTTAATCCACCTGCTCCAGTTAATCCTGCAATAAAAGCATTTAAGCTTGGAATGCCAGTTTCGTTTAAGAATCCAATAAACTTTTCAATTTCAGGTAGTAAGGCTGTGCCAAGTGATTCTTTAGCTTCATCAAATCCTACTTTTAAGCGATCGATCTTGCCTTGAAAGGTTTCGGCATTTGTAGCTGCTGCGCCACCATAAAGATCAGCAAGTTTCTGTTGAACTTCAGTAAATGTAAGAGTTGACAATTCGGCCTTTGATAAACCAAGACCTAATCGACCAAGTGAAGTAACATTTCCATCCTGTGCTCTACCTAAAGCATTAGTAACAGTTTCTAAATCTTTACCTGATGCTTTGCTAATATCTAAAGCAAGGGTTAATAACTTTTGTGCTTCCTCAGTTGATTTTGTAGATACTGCCAATCTCTGTA